CGGGGCAATGCGCGGTACGCCTGCTCTGGCTGGGGCAGCACCCGCTGCTCAAGCTGTGGGAAATTTCGTTTCTGGTGGTGGTGGAACTCTGTCGCGGATGGCAAACCTTGGCACTCAAGGTGCTGCTGGCGCTGCGCTGCTGTCCGGCGCATCTGATACGCCACTGACCGAACAGATGGGGGTAGGTGCTGCGCTGGGGGCCGCAATTCCCGCTGGCGCTGCATTGTTGCGAGGCGGTAAGAATGCCGCTCAGGCGCTCACCAATCCATTCACCGAGGCCGGGCGCCAGCGCATGGCGGAACGCCTTATCGGCGGCGAGGCGCGAGCAGCTGACTCCACTATAGGGCAGGCATCGGCACCAGCAGTCACGCAGTCAGCACCTCCGATTGGCCCGGGTTTCAGCCCTGAAGATGCGCTATCTACTGCCTCACGCGGCGGGCGCACTGCCGCGAACTTCGACGAAATCATTCCTGGCAGCAAGCCAACTCTGGCCCAGGCCACCGGCAACGCTGGTATTGCTGCACTGGAGCGCGCAGCACAAAGCAGGGCGCCGAACGCCTTCAATGAGCTGCAACAGGCAAACAATACAGCTCGGGCCGAATTCTTCGAAGGTCTGCGCGGTAATGCTCAGACGCTTGAGCAGGCTGTTGCTCAGCGTGAAGAGACAGCTATTCCGCTTCTGAAGGATGCGCTTGCCGGCGCCGGCAAGGCTGACACCGCCCCCGTCATGAGCACTATCCGCGGGATTATGAGCAGCGAGGCAGGACAGCGAGACGCTGTGAAAGCCGCACTCAAGCCAGTCATCGACAAATTGAGCATTGGCCAAAAGTTCACATCTGACCCGCTTATCCCAGGGACCAAGATCCCGACCGGGATTAATGGGAACGGGCTTCAGTACGACGTCAACCAGCTCTACGGCATCCGAAAATCCATCAATGACCAGCTTGAGAAAGTCTCCGGTCGAGATAACTCTGTATCCCAATTGGCATCGCGTGAGCTTATTCAGGTGCGCAAGTCGCTCGATTCGGCAATCGAAGATGCGGCGCCTGGATTCAAGGACTATCTCAAGCAGTACGCCACTTTATCCAAGCCGATCACCTCGCAAGGGTATCTGCAAAACCTTGATCTGATGGATCAGACGAGCAGCCAGTTTTCGCTAAACAAAGTAAAAGCTGCGGTCAACAAGATAGAAAAAATGCGCAAGGCTCCAGGCGCCAACGAGGCGAAGGATTTAAGCGACGATCAGTTGAATGGGCTGAAGGCATTGCACGCCGACTTGCAGCGCGAGGCTAACTCAGGCAAGGGCATGGCGCGAGGAAGCAACACTTTCCAGAACCTTGCAACCAATCAGCTGATCGAGGCCATGGGCGGCGGCGGTGTTGCTGGAACGGTCACGCCCGCCGCGATTGGTACAGGCCTTGGTTATTTGGTTGGTGGTGGCGCTGGGGCGCTTCTGGGTGGGTCTGTTGGAGGGACCATAGGAAACGTGGCTGGTGCTGCATTGCGGTCGAAAGCGCCAGATGTCGAGGCCAAGCTGATCAACCTGTTGCTCAACCCCGACGGCGCGAAGGCCCTAAAGGCGCTTGAAGATCCGGCGACGAAATCCATGCTGAACAACATTCTTCTTCAAAAGGGGGCGGTCCAGGGTGGGGCGTCTTCCATCTCTGGCGGCGGTACAAATAAGCGCTAACCACCAGAACCAGAAAACCGGGTTATGAACGTCTGTCACAATGGACAGGCAACGACTTAAAACAGTGGTTAAGTATTCCAAGGGGCGAACTCCAATGACACAGCTTTTACCGAACGGTAAGCAGCAATTTCTAGACATCAATGGCAAGCCTCTCGTCGGCGGTAAGGTGGCCCATTATGTCGTATCCACCAACACCCCGAAGGCCACCTATCAGGATTATGCGCAGACGATCCCGAACACCAACCCGGTTGTTCTGGATGCGCGTGGGCAGGCAGCCATCTACGGCACAGGGCTCTATCGTCAAGTGGTCAATGACGCTACTGGCGTGCTGATTTGGGACCAGATCATCCCCGACGCATCGGGCGTGTTCATCACTGACCTGAGCAATACCATCGATCCAACCAAGGGGGTTTCACTGATCCCGACAGCGGGCCGGATTGTGGCGACTATCTCCACGCTCCGTACGCTGCCAAAAACTGGTGGCTCGACAGCGGTATTCGTGCAGGGCTACTACGACAAGGGTGACGGCGGCGGCGGGAATTATTACCTCGACGTGGCCGACACGACATCCCCGGACAACGGCGGATCAATTATCGTTGCCACGGACGGCGGACGCTGGAAACTGGACCAGCCGCAGGCCGAGAACATTTCACAGTTTGGTGCGGTGGCGAGCATTTCTGATGCGGGCCCAAGGATCAATGCCGCGCTGTCTCAAGGTGGCCTGTTCAATGCCCGGGATGCCCTGTACAAGATCGTCACCCCCGTAACCGTCTCCTACGCGGGCACAGACTTCCCTGAGATTGCTGTTCCGTCCAAGCGCGTTGACTTCCTAGGCGATTCGATGGGCAACACCATTTTCGAGCATGCGCCGGTCGCGGGCATCGATCAGTGCTTCAAGTTCGAAGGGACGGTAGTTGGCGCTGTAGGGCAAGGGGTTCACGGCCAGGACCGCGTGGGCAACTTTTCCGTCTACTGCAAAGGCAGGCCCTACCCCTCCGGGCAAAAGGGTATCGGCTTGTACGTGCTGAACAAGTCATACACGTCGATTGAAAACATCTCCACGGAATACATGAATTACGGAATGGAGTTCGACGGCGTTCTGTCTTCCGAAATGCGCAACTGCTACCTGAAGAACGGTGTAATCGGGCTCATGGTCAACAAGACCGCAATCAGCCTTCCAAACGCGCTGACCTTCGTGAAGAACGTGTTTTCTGGTAACTCCCAGGCTGGCGTCATCTTCAACTCAATGGGTGCCGGCAACGTCTTCATCGGCGGCAGCATCGAGGGCAACGGTACGCAAGGTGATGCGGCTAAAGGCGGCATGGCCGTGAACCTTGACGGATCGAACGGAACCGCCTGCCTGACCATGAACGGCACCTATTTTGAAGCCAACGGTGGTGGTTTCGACCTGAAATTGGACAACGTGACGGCGTTCAACGTGACAGTGGTTCTGAACGGGTGCCTGTTCAACCGAACTTCGAGCGGGAAGTACGCCACCAACAACATTTTGGTCACATCCTCTGGCGGCGGGAAGGTCAAGCTGGTGCTGAACGGATGCAGCTTCCTGAGCGCGGGCACCTATGTCCCTTCCAACACCAGGCCATTCATTGATTTCGGCGCTAACTGTGAAGTGATCGGATGGGACACCTGCACCTACAGCGAAACCACATCGATCAAGCCAGCGTTCAACTCAAGCAGCTCCGCAGTTCTCTCGGGGTCTGTCCAGGCCAACGGCACAATCGATACGGCGCCTGTTGGCGTAGCTGTCGTTCGCAACTCTGCCGGGCAGTACACCGTCACCAAAACAGACGGCTGGGCGCCGACCGTAGATGGGTTCCACGTCATGGCGAACATCAACAACTTGACGGGCTCGCTCAAGATTGACTATTGCGTCAAGGTCGATCAAAGCACGTTCCGCATCGGGTTCCGTCTGGACTCGGTATCGGCATACACCGACACCGCCTTCAGCTTCTCAGTGGCTCGGACTAAATAACAAGGGTGAAACATGAGGCCTATTCCTATGTGGAGAAAATGGTGGAAGCGCTACAGCACTTACCTGTCGCTCGCGCTTCCAGCGCTGACGATTGCGCGTGAGGCGCTGCCAAACCTTCAGGAAGTCATTCCGCTGGCCCAGTACAAGCTGATCATCGGACTGCTGGGCTTCCTGATCGTGATCGCGGTAAACATCAAACAGAACGCCGTGTCCGGAGGGCCAGACGATGAACAGGGCAAGACTCAGTAAACAGCTCAGTGTGGACGAGGGTCGCCGCAGCCGGATCTACCTGGACACGGCAAAGCCGCCCAAGTGGACTGGTGGTGTCGGGCGTAACCTGACTGATCGAGGATTCAGCGAAGACGAGATTGACCTGATGCTGAGCAACGACATCAATCTGGCCGTTAAGGATGCGCGCCAGCTGGTTCCAGGCTTCGACAACCTTGACGATGTCCGCCAGGAAGTCATCGCCAATATGTCATTCAATCTCGGATACAGCCGATTGGCTGGTTTCAAGAAGTTCTTGGCTGCGGTCAATGCCAGCGAGTTCGCCGAAGCTTCTCTTGAAATGCTGGACTCGACCTGGGCCACGCAAGTTGGCGCACGCGCTCAGCGTCTATCCAAGGCCATGAGGGAGGGGAAATTCTGATGTCGATCACAGCCATCATTGCCGCGCTAATCGCGCTTGGGGGGTTAATTCTCGGATTCCTTGGCGGCCATGCTCGCGGGAAGTCCGTAGGCAAGACTGAAGGCGCTGAGCAGGCAACCCAACAACAGGAAGTCACCCAGGCCAAAGCCATCACAGCCGCTGTGCAGGAGAGAGCAAATGTGGAAGTTAAGGTTTCTGTTTCTACTGATGACGATCTTGACCGCGAGCTGCAAAAGCACAGTCGTCCCGATTGACACGGCATGTAGCTGGGTCAAGCCGATTAGCACGAACAAGGCCGACCGGGCAGCGATGGCGAAGGATCTGAAAATGCAGATCGTGGTCCATAACCAGCTGTACGACAGCCACTGCGCAAAATGAAGAAGGCCCCAATCAAGGGGCCTTTTTTATTAGATGAGCTGCACGAATAAAAAGAACGCGACACCCCATCCGATGAGGCCGACAACCAGGCAATCAACGAAGTACCTCATGGTGTCACCTTGCGCCAGCCAGCGTCGTAAAGCTGCTCGAACGGGTAAGAATTCAAAGAGCCGGCATCCATGCGCATCTGATTTATCTCAGTTGCGCGCTCTTCAGCTGCTTTCTGCTCAGCGGTGGGGATTGGGCGGAAGTTATTCGCAGTCGAGTAACTGACCGTGTAGCCGTTGTAGCCAGCCTTTCCTTTGCTCGGGTCGATGTATTCAAAGAACGCAACGTTGTGGTGGCGAACATGCCCGTGCCCGATGACCTGAACTTCAATCCAATTCGTGTGATCAGCTGTACCGAAGTGCTCGCACACCGTCCCAGCTGGCGGCAGGCTGTCGCCATTCCATTCAACTGGTCTCGCGATGTAGCCGGACTTGTCTTTCAGCGGAGCGGAGTCTTCCACCCAGCCGCCATTTTCGAAATCTGTCACGCAAAAATATCCATCCCTGTACCAGTGTGGGCATGTGCCACCTATAGCGGTGGTGGCCCCTGGATGGAAATGGGTAGCGCCTTCCGGCGCTTTGCTCCAGTTGATATCGGTCATTTCAATTCTCCAGCCGCATTGCGGCGCTGTCTGATCTTGCTGCACTTTGAGTGGACTTTCTTGTTCCTGGACAGCCCGCAGATATCGCACTTGCTGGGCAGGTCCGGGCAGTTGGATTGAAGCTTGCCGGGGTTCTTGCGCGGCGCTGTCATTTCGACAACGCCTGAACGTCCAGCACGTCCTCAACTTCAGTGATGAACTCACGAACCGCAGCCGCATAGCTCTCTGGCTTCTCTATGGTTCCCCGGTGAAGCGTGGCAATCATCCGCTCACGCCCGCCAGTTGTGGTAAGCAGCGCCAGTGATGACTCAACCACCTGAGCAGCCCAGCGGCGCCCGGTGATGAACTCGATTCTGTTTCTGATCATGGTCACTCTCCAGAAAGGCCACCGCAGTGGCCGGTGTTGGTTATTGGTCGCCGCGAGCCATCAGAGCAAAGAACACCTTTGCGCAGGCCTCGGCATCAGGGCGAGCTCGGTGCGCTTGGCCGATCTTCTCTCCCGGATAAAAGAAATCCAGGGCTTCTGCCATGTTTGGTGTCTTGAACGAGTTCCTGAAGCTGCTCTTCAGCATCTTGGCGGTGGGCGGGCACTTCACAATAGGCTTTGACGCATTCGCAGTGCAGTAGCCTGGAGCGGCCTTGAATCGTTCAGCAGGCGCATCACCGAAGTAACGTTTGATCGCGATACGCAAGATCCGGTCATCAAACCCGATGTTGTGCGCCACACGAACGTCAGCTTTCTTGTGCATCTGGCCGAAGCGGGCCACGGCTTCTTTCTCATCGCCGCCGTTGATCATCAGGAAATCTGTTGTCAGCCCTGTGATGGCTGCTGCCTCTTCCTCTACCGTCCAGCCTTTCGGCTGAATCAGTTGCTCGAACATTTCAATCAGTTCGCCATCCATGCTGTACAGCAGGCCGCAAACGTCTGTCAGGTGCGGCTGACTTGGGTCTGAGCTTGGCAGGTTGAACTTTGGCAGGCCTGTTGTCTCCGTATCGAAGACGAACACACGCTTTGCGGTCTTAAGGATTTCAAAGGACATCGGTCTATCTCCAGTTAAGCGTTGGTGGCCTGAGCGCCTTCTACCCAAACCTGTCCGATGTCGGCAGGCATCCCGGCGTATAGCTCTTTGTTGGTACCGCAAATGATGGCCTGATCCATCAGTTTCATTTCAGTGAGCTGCCGCATCATGCCAATCAACTGCTTGCGGCCTTTAGGGTCCAGCACGTCGAACCGGTCCAGTACCACGAAACGCAGCTCGCTGATCTGAGCGATTGCCAGCGACAGAAGGGTATCGATGCGCCATTGCGCTGACTCGCTCATGAGCCCGTACAAGCGACCATCGGCGGTGATTTCCATGTCGGTGCTGATGCTGACCTTCTTCCAGCCCGAGATACGCGACAGGATCGCCAGAGAGTCATTCACCGGCTTGAGTGCTTTCCCCAGGATTTCTGAAGGAATGCCAGCAGGTGACAGCGCTTCAGCGATCAGCAGCCAAGCCATGACGTTATGGTGAAGCGCCTTGGCCTTCTTGGTGGTCTCGCCAACAGCGTCAGCATCGAAGCGCAGTTGCTGTTTTGCATTGAACTCAGCACGCAACTGAGCTTCGCGCTGACGAAGTGCGTTGACCTTCTCCTTTGCAAGTTCCAGCTTGGCTTCGTCAACCATGTCGATTTCTTCAGCCTCAACCACATTCAGCTGTTTGGCCGCACCTTCTGATTCAGCAACGTCACGCATGTCGTTTACCAGCACGCCCTTCAGCGTCTGAACGGCTGCTTTTGCCTTCGTCACCTCAAGCGCCACATCGCTGAGAGCCTTGGTGTCCGCCTTGAGCCCGGCGAACTTCTCCAACTTGCCAGCGACCAACGTCAGTTCTTCCGAGCAGCAAGGGCAGACGATTGGCATTGAAGCGGTCTTGAGTTCGTCCAGTTTTATCTGGAGTGGCGCGAGCTTTTCCTCCCATCCCTTCAGATCCTTTTCAGTGACTCCCAACTTAGTCTTGCGGCGTTCCAGTAGTTCGGCAGTCTCGCGCAGGGCGTTGCGGCGTGCGTTGTACGACTGAGTTGCCGACAGTTTGGCAGTCTGCTCACCAACCCAGGCGATGCCCTTATTCAGCTCTCCTTCAGCCTTCTTGTGGCTTGCCATGACCGCATCAAGGTCCGCAGGTGTTGGAATCTCCACATCAGGGACTTCAGCCTCCCATGTTTCGCCAACGTTTGATCCCCAATTGGCGCCGGTCAGCTGACGCCAGGCGCCCTTGGCCTGCGTCGCACGCTCAGCAGCGTCCTTGGCAGCGGCTGGGAACCCACTACGCAGCATGGGCTTTACCTCTTCCACAAATGCAGGATCAGCACCACGCGTAAGCAACATCTGCTCGGTGACGTCCGGGCTTGCCTTGCAGGCCGTCAGCTTGAACAGCGCATTGCGCTTTTCCGCGTCGGGGAGGCTGGCGAACAGTGGGGAGTTGATCAGGTACGGGATGAACTCCGCATGCGCGATTGGTTCGCAGTGGTGCTCACCAGCGGGCAGTTTGTATTCGGCCAACAGCTCGCCGTCAGCCAGCAGCGTAACGCGGCCCTTCTTGGCGTCATCATGCAGCAATTGGCCGTAGTTCTTCTTCAGCTTCACGCGAACTGCATCCCCGATCAGCGCCATATTGATCGCGTCACGAAGAGAAGATTTGCCGGACTCGTTCATGCCCAACACCATCAGAATCGGCGTGGTGATTTCGATGTCGGCGCGATGCAGGCCGATGACGTTGGCGATTTCAATCTTGGATAACTTCACGGTGTTTCTCCTTGGTCATTGCTGGTCGGATGCTGCTTTTTCGATCTGTTCGCGGAGCCACCTGGGGCCCAGCTTTTCTTTGAAGGTTTGCCACTGCGCATCAGTCATGCGGATGGCTCTGTCTTTTTTCGGTTCATCTGACGCCGGTCTGCCGATTTTCTTTTGCATGGTTGCTTCCTCTTTCTGCCCGTACAATAACTAACTATTAGCGCGGGGGCAAGTAATAAAAAAGCCCCAGCGATTAGGCCAGGGCTTTCGGTATTTCTGGTTTATGCAACGACGCTGCGAATGCCCGCTTCGTTCTCTTCCGTCAAGATGCCTTCTGCCTCGAGGCGCTGGGCTGCCTCTTCCACAGTAACGTCATCAGCGATGTCCAGTGAGACCAGAACAGAGCCCACGCTGAACTTGCCAGACTTGATCACGAAATCTTTGATCTTGGCATACAGGTCGTCAGTAAGGCCCGCTGCCGTGTTGCCAATCGATTCGTCATCGCCATCAAAGGACAGATCATCTGTAGGAGCGAAGTCGAGCGGTTCGGCAGCCAAGTCCGTATCTGGCATGGGCTCGACTGTAGGAGCGGAACGCACCAGCTGATACTCGCCTGACTTGGAATCGCCGACAAACGAAACGATACCTTCAGTGACCATCTGATCGAGCACGGCAACAGCCTTGAGTGCGCCAATCTTCAGGCCGTTCTGAATTCCTGAAACGGTGCAGACCTGCTGATTCTTGATGAAGTCGCGGGCATCCTGGAGCAGCTTCGGAGGCAGTTCTGTGGCCTTCTTGGCGATGTTCGCCGCCGACGTTGCGCTGCCAGTTCCGGCGCTGGCGCGCTTGCCTTTCGACTTTTGCTCATCAGCGCCATCCAGCGGTAAAGACTTCTGGTCTTTCTCGGACTGGATGTTGTCCAGCGCTTCTGAATACTCACGCTCGTACAGAACCACCAGAACTTCAGACTTATCCTGCACCTTCGAAATCAGCTGATTGAATGCGGGCTCATCGCTGCTGACAACGCCGGTCAGAGTGCCGTTGCTGATCTTCATGTCTTTGCAGGTCATGCGGACAGATGAAGTGCCAGCGCTTGCCAGGATCCGACCGATGATTTCGGCAGTGCCTGTGAAGTTCTCTTGCAGCTCAGCCAAAACGGCGTCCTGCTGCTTTTCGGTCATCTTGTTGTAACCGACCTCATAGCGGCTCATCTGAGCGCGAGCGGCATTCACCAGATCATGCACCACCAGTTCGGCGGCCAGCTCGGACGGCAGCAGGCCTTCTTTTTCGGCGCGGGCCAGGATTGCTCTGTGTTCGGTCTTCATCGTTCATTCCTTCGGTCATGGATTGTGGTTTTGCGGTGTTGCGTGTCAATCGAAGTCGGGCAAGTCGTCGGTCTTGGCCTCGCTTACTTCTTCGGGCTTGGCTTCTGGTTCAGTGATTTCTCCGGTCTCCTTATCTACGCTTTCAAACTCAGCCTCTTCAGGATCTTTCTCGACCTCTGGTGCCTTAGCCTCTCGACTGCGAAGCTCTTCCATGTTGACGGCATAGTTGCCAGCACCATCAGGCGTTGCCTCGATGAAGTCCTGAACCTCTTCAGTGGATTGCAGGCCCATTAACAGTTCAGGCGCGTATAGACGGCCAAAGAAGCTGGCGCAGCGATAGCGCAACATCAGTTCGGGCATGGTCTGCCACTTGCTGCCATTCTTGGTCAGCCATCCCTCATCGATAGCCATCTGAATGGTGATCTTTGGAGACTCCAGGCGCTTGCCCGTAGATTTCTCAGTGGCAAAGGCGATGCAGTTTTGATGACGAACCGTGACTTGCTTTTTAATTTCGGTTCGCTGCTTTTTGCTGCCACCTTGTGGCTTGATCCACTCAACCGCAATGTACTCAACTACGGTTGGTTCGCTTGGTTCGCTCAGCTCATAATCCAGCGACGTATAGCGCCCGCAGCTGTTGATTGACGCAATAATGAATGGAGTGGACCAAGACGGTCGCCCCTCAATGATATGGAGGTTCTGCATAATCATGAGAGGGTCAGCGTTCATGCGCTGCGCCATGTTCAACGCAACGGCGCAGTTAGCCAGGGCGGCGGGGTTTTCTTCCCATCCGGTAACTTGCCCGAATTCCTTGATTTCCTTGAACTTGCGGTAGGCCACAGGGACCATTGTTGAAGCTGAGAGCATGTTGGACACGCGCAGCAGCTGGTCAAACCCGTCACTGGTCAAGAATGACATAGGGGCATTGTTCTTTGGCTTGGCAACAGCCGAGGTTTTCAGCTCAGAAAGGGTAGTGGAATCGGTCATTTTCGTATCACTCATGGTAAGGGCAGGAATTCCAACGGGGACAGTAAGCCTTGGCACACAGGTGGCTTGATGGGTTCGGCGGGAACAGGCCGGAGCGGATCATTTCTCCGCCTATTTCGATCAGGCCCTTGAACTCTTCGGTGCCAATCATGCGTTCTTTGGCGCCGTAAATCGGTGAAACGGCAATCTCAGGCTTGCCCCGAGTCTTCAGGCCAATGATTTCAGCAGGCTCAGTAATCAGTTCGCCGGTGGTGTGCTCGAACAGCAGTTCATAGGTTCCGATCTGCGCCGAATGGCCTTTCGTCTTCGCAACGCCTTGAGCGACAGATGCGCCGCCCGACTTCACGTCAGCCATGCCGATGCCGGTGCGACCTTTGAAGAACCGCGCCCGGTCCAGGGTTCCTGTCAGTTCCAGCTGAAGGCCGCCGCCCAGGTCCAGCAGCAGCGGTTTCACGGTCAGCTCGACAGCGTAGAAATCGAACTTCGGAGACCAGTCCTTGCAGTACATGGTGTGCAGGCGCAGGCCAATAGCTTCAGCCTGATCAACAGTGATGTCCGAGCCCTTCCAGTTCACGTCCTCGGCTGGGCGCCGCAAAACGTTCACCAGCAGTTCGGATGCATCGTAGGCGCTGATGTCTTCCCCGTTCATGCGGGCAACATCAAATGCCGCTGTGCTGGCGTGGATAGCGGTCCCAAGCAGGGCGCGTGGGCTGGATGGGCTACGGATGCCCAACAGGTTTATACCCTGCCACGCATAAGCGCAGTCGAAGAGTTTGCCCCATGAAGAGGCGCGGACACGAACAGGTGGCATTGGTCGAACTCCAGGTTTAAACGGCGTGGTCATTCGCCGTCTTGAGGCCCATTCTCTGCAATATCCGCCCCCACGTCAATGGGATTCTTTGGCGGCATTTCGAGATAGCTGACGCCCGTGCAGTACGTGGAACTCTTGCGGGCAACGACCAGGATTTTCGAGACATCACCGTCCATCAAGCGGCGCATTTCGTCTGGCCTGCAAAAGCCAAGACGCTTGCCTTCGTACTCCATCTTGGCGCGGGCCTTCACGGAATCGACATAGGCCAGAATCTCAAATAGGTCTTTGAGATTAACCGTGACCTCTTTGGCGCCATCATCGAACTTGCGGTGCAAGTCAGCCTTCATCCACAACGCGGTGTTTTCTGCGCTGGCCTTACGCTCCAGAAACCGGTCTTCACTTTTCATTTGATGCCTCCGTACTTGATGAATTTACCCACGGCTACGACAAATCCGCAGTAGACGATTATTCCGATAATCCACAGGGCGACGGTCATGACTGGTCACCGTTGAGACGCTCGATTTCGTCGAGGCAGGCATTCCAGCCATCTTTGTACGCTTCAACCTCAAAGCGATTTTCAGGAATGATGCCGAGAAAGTAGCGGGAATAAATCTCACGCTCCGGCATCACGACCTTGCGCGGGCCTTGTGTTCTGACATGCTCCAAACATTGAGGGGTGACCTCCGAACATAGTGGGGCGGCGTGGCGGTAAAGCTTCGTGATGGTGAATCCAGCGTCAACTGCATTGGCAATATGCGAATCTGAATTCCCGTAAGGGCCGTCAACTTCCCAAGACAAAAACATGCCTTGTAGCGGAGCATCGTTTGGCACGCGCCAATATCCAAACGGAACCGGCTCATCCACCATTGCGCGGACATCCTCGGCAGGGGCGGCAAGCACACGCCGTAGCGCGTCAATAAACTCCACCGGGCAATCTTCGTGCTGGTGTAGGTGCTCCAGCAACTCACGCGGCGCGCTCAGATATTGGTCACTCATCGACTTCACCATCGGTTTCCGGAGCGATGAATTCGCACGAATCGCATTCCCACTTGAAGCCTGAAAGCTTGATGCTTCCGCCATCACAGTGCGGGCACTCGTATGTCTGTCCTTTGTCTTCTGGGATTGAATCAAAGCTCATGAATATCACCCTTCGCGGCTGGCGCGGATTGGTGGTCGTCACCCTCAAACAGTTCTACCCATTCATAGCCATTGTCGGACCATTCTTGGACAACATCCCACTCTTGGGTGAATCGGTTAATGCTCGGGCCGGAGGTTTGAACCCACCCGAATGGCTCAGGATCGGAATCTTCTTTTCCGCATTTAGGGCAGACGAGCAAGTCTTCGCCGTTATCGATCCACTCATGACGGCACTGGTACTGCACAAGCTGCTCTTCCGCCAAGATTGCACGCACATTAGCCTGATGAAGGTCATCAGCCGCTACAGAGTTCAACTCCCGCGCCTTGGTCAGTTCGGCTTGCACGCGTTCGAAGTTGTCACAACAGACTTCACGCTCATAACGATTGGCTTCGTTCTCAGCATGTAGCCGTGCGTTTTCAGCAGTCAGGAGGGTGACGTGGGCGCGGTCTACTAGTTCGATACTAAACCTTTCAACGTAAGGGCCTTCTACAAATTCTGGTACGCAAAGTTGCCCGTCTTTATCCGCGTACCCCAGCACTTCCACATCGCCAGCAGGCGGCACAGGCGAATCATTCCAGCATTCCGGATCGCCGCAGCGTGGTCCGCCATGATCGCCGTCACACTTTTCGATTCTATCGCTCATTTCAAATCTCCAGGCTCAGTCTTTCCAATAATCGCTTGGCACCGCTTAAGGTGCTGGAACAGCGCGAACGTGTTGCAGAATTCAGCACCGCAGTGCGGGCAGGTTTCCATCACAGATACCCCATTGAGTTGAGGACAAGGATCGCCAGGATCAGTCCGGCTGACACCAGCAGATCGCGCTTGCTCGGATTGCGGGCGTTCATACCAAAACCTCGGCTACCCACATTCCGTTGCGCTTGAACGGAGAGCGCGAGAACAGCACGCCTTCCATGTGGATGAAACCGAGACGGTCCAGGACTTTGTAAAGGCCAGTCATCTGGCTGCTGATAATTGTGAGCTTCATGCCGCCACTCCCCGAGCCATACGCGTGGTACGAATCTGCTGCATGCGCTGGCACTCACGGTTGAACTCGCAATGCGTCAGATCATTGATCAGGTAGGCATATTCAGCCATTCCCATCGCCTGGTTCAGTCGCATTTCGCACAGCTCATCAGCAGGTGCCGACAGCGCCTCAGCCATCAGGTGTTCGTAGTGCGGGGAAACTCGTTTGTTGATCATGGTCGTCTCCAGGTGTTGTTCGTTTCGTTGAGCCAAGATTATGTGGAATTTGTGGGGGCGTCAATACCGTCTGTACGATTTATGGAAATATTTATTCGGCACCATTGCAACTGTTCTCGGCACGGTATAGATTGCGTCACATCAGCCATCAATGAGGAATTCGAAGTGAACCTACGCAAAAGCATCAGAACGGCCCTGGCTCAGCGCGACATGAGCCAGAAGGAGCTGGCAGCTCAGTTGGGCATGCTTCAGACCAGCCTTAGCCAGCTCGCCTCGCAGAAATCATGCACAGGTGCAACGCTCCAAAAACTGGCCGACGCTTTCCACATGAAGGTCAGCGAATTCATCAAGCTGGGGGAGGACTGATCATGGTCATAGACGGCACCAAAAAAGTGGCTATTGAGTGGCTTTCTGACGGCGAACTATTAATCGCCCAAGGAAACAAGGTTCTTCAGCTTTCTCCCAGGCAAGCAGCAGAACTGATGGCCGAATTAATCAGCAGAGACGACCCGGCTATAAAAAACGAGCTAGGCGCAATTGAGGCAACGAATCGAGGTAGGAAGTAATGCAATTCACAGTCATGATTAACCAGACGAAAGCCATCGAATGGGGCATGAACGCCCAGCAGGCGATGCTATTTGCATTCATCTACCAAGTTCCCTCATGGGCTAGGCCTGTAGTCGTTGATGGCAAAACCTACTATGCGATTAGCAAGGCAAAGATCATTGAAGAATTGCCTCTGCTCACCGATAAGCCAGACACCGCTTACCGGTTACTCAAGGCTCTTGAGGTTATCGAGGTGATAACGCTTTCAAGTACTCCAAAAATCACCCTTATCCGCCTCACAGAGAAGGGTAGAGAGTGGAATAGGTCGGATTTTTATCCGAGTGAGGTCGGAAATTTTTCCGAGGTAAGGTCGGAAATTTTTCCGACAAATCAAATAACCAATAATCAAATAACCAATAATCAAAAAGACTCTTGTCATCAGCAGGCTGACGACATTCCAGTTGAAGAGATTTTCAACGCTTACGAGCGGGTACTGCCAAACAAGCCTCGCCTTAGAATTCGCGACGAGCCAAGACGAAAAGCAGTTCGCTCCATGTGGCGCAAGGACAAGAAATTTCAAAGCATTGAATTTTGGGAAAAGTATTTCTCGGTGGTCAAGGAAAGCGAATGGCTTATGAGCCAAAACACGCTCGCGTTCGACTGGCTGATCAAGCCTTCGAATTTCAAAAAGGTCGCTGAAGGAAACTACTCGAAATGATCGACGAAAATTATCTTCAGCAAGCCCCGTACAGCTTGGAAGCCGAGCAAGGCCTGCTGGGTGCGATGCTGATCAAGCCTGAGCTGATCGACATCCTGAGCGCTGATGTGAAGGGCAGCGATTTCTTCTTCGCGTACAACCGGGAAGTTTTCGTCGCAATCCTGGCGCTGCGCTCGAAGAACCAACCGATTGATATCCTGACCGTTGCGGATGAGGTTGGGGAGTTGACTGGCGGTGACAGCGCGCTGGCCTATACCGGCGAGCTGTACCGCAACACGCCAAGCGCAGCCAATGCCAAGTCATACGCGGCGATGGTCATCAAGCGCAGCATCGACCGTGCACTGGTGGCGGCCTCAAACAACATCCACGAAATCGCCTACAGCGAGGCCAGCACCGAAGACAAGCTGTCGCAGGCTCAGGCCGAAGTGACGGGCATCCACACAGGCGGCGGCGAGGCCGAGACGATCACCGGGCGCCAGGCCATCGAGCAGCATGTTGACGAGCTGGAGCGCCGAGAATCACTCGGCGGCGCAATTGACGGCCTGAGCACTGGTATCGAATCGCTGGATGCAAAGCTGCTGGGGCTGAAGCCAGAACAACTGATTGTCATTGCCGGCCGTCCAAAGATGGGCAAAACCACGCTCGCCATGAACATCGCGGATCACAATGCGATCAAGTGCCACAAGCAGGTGCTGGTGATAAGCCTGGAAATGAGCCACCGTCAGCTGATGGACAAGTCTCTGTCGAGCGTAGGCTCGATACCCCTGACATCGCTCAAGGATGGGAGCGCAATGCGCACGCATTCCAATGAGCTTCTGGTGGCCTCCAGCAAGATCGCTGAGTCCGGACTGAACCTGTACGACCGAAAGGGCGCGACGATCAACCGGATACGCTCAGTTGCGCGTCGGCATAGGATGAATCACGGGCTTGACCTGGTGATCATCGACCACATCGGTTTGGTCGGGGTTGAGAACGGCAGGGCCAGCGCAGTTGAGCGAGTGTCGGAGATCACAAGGGAACTGAAGTTGCTGGCTGGCGAGCTAGGGATTCCGATCATCGCCCTCAGTCAGCTCAACCGGCAGCTGGAGAGCAGGCCCAACAAGCGACCTATCGCAAGCGACCTTCGCGACTCAGGGACCATTGAGCAAGATGCTGACACAATCATTTTCGTGTACCGCGACGAGGTGTACAACGAAAACACCGAGTACCAAGGCGTGGCAGAGGTCATCATCGGCGTAGCCCGAGAGGTTGAGGCTTGCACCGTGAAAACTCGATACCAGGGCAAGTACAGCTCGTTCAGTGACCTTAGCGCCGAGTACGAGGAGCCGAAACCAAGACCGCAGCGCACCTATGCCAGCAGCTCATTGCTGGATTAATAACCCAACGCAACTGGAGAACGACCATGAGCAAGACGACCGAAGAGCTGAAGCGTGTGATGTACCACTTTCTGGAAGCGAACAAGGCGTGCATGCGCATGGGGCAATTGCCGTATGCGTCATTGCCCTGTCTTGAAGACGCGCTAGAAAACTACCTCGAACGCCTGCGCCGCGAATCGCTTGAGCACGAAATGAAAACCAACGAATACGTGACTGAGGCTGTGATGCTCCGCGAAGGGTATGAGCGGTTCAAAGCGTCGGTCGCTGAGAAGGACAACGAAATCCAGGAACTCAAGCGCCTGCTGGTTGACCGCACCGACGAGCTGGGCACCGCCCGCATCGGCCTGTCAGATCTGCGCAAGGAGCAGACTGAAATCCAATCCAGGTTGCACGCCGTCGATCACGCCTACAGCGTCCAGAGCACTGCGAATGCCGTCGCGGGCGATCTGCTGCGCAAAGCGATGGAAACCATCAGGAAGCAGCAAGGATTCATCAGGACGCTCTACACGTCGCGTAAGGCGCGCAAAGTTCGACCCGCTACCTTGGTTCAAACTTCAGACGAAATCCTCCAAAAACGGGCATCTGGCCACCCACAGCACCCAGAAGCGTGCAGTTACGAGGGTCTGCACAACCGCTACGTCAAGAAATGTCCTCACTGCGGGAGTGAAAGACCATGAACTGCCAAGAACTCTTCGAGCACCACTACGCGGCAACCCACTTGCAGGAAGTGGACAAGATCAAAGCCCAGCGCATGGGCACCGACTCCTATAGACTTCCCGCAATTGCGTCTAGTTGGCGCATGTTTCGGGCTGGTTTTGAGGCAAAAGAAGGGGAGTTATTACGCGTTTCAATTGAAGGCTGCATAGATTCACCGCATAAGTGCCTTTCGTGGGAACAGGCAAAAGCGCCCGGGAAGCCCCATGCGGCAACGGGCGGCGTTGATTTGGTTGGGGAAAGTGGAAGCAGAGTGGCGGAATCGCGCTCTATCGGTGCAAAACTGCCAAGCAGCGGCAAGTTCTTAACGCACGACGAGTTGACGGAAGGGTGGAACAGGATCTTTAGAGAGCTCATCGGCGGCATTTGATTTACGCCCCCACATAACCCCGCTACACTACCCCTGCGCCACATGACCCGGCGCCTACCTGGAGATTGACCATGAATGATCAAACAACGGCAGTTGAACCTGATGTTGATCCTTACCCAAGTTATGCGGACATGAAAAAGTACAATGCCCGCGAGCTAAGGTGCACACAACTACCCTTCACGACCTGCATGTACGGCCCGACCATTGGGCAATCTTCGGATTCAACAGGCAGCGCTGTTATCCCCTTCCTGCTCGGCTGGAGCGCTGGCATTTTCACGGTGCTGATCGTGCTGGCGGGGATGGCATGAAGCATCATCTGATACCTGGAATTAAGATTGGCAAACTCACACTTGTTCGCAGAGTGGAAGGCCAGAAAGGTCGTGGGCCGCGCTGGATATGCCGGTGCGAATGTGGCGAGCAAATTGAAAAAGGCAGGGACTCACTTACAAACCCTATAGTTACGCATCGCTGTAAATCTTGTTTTATTAAGAGCCAGAAGGCCTATGCCGCACTCATGAAAGAGCTGAAGATATGAGTTCTGAGCGGGATGTCCTTCAAAACAGAGCAAAATCTAAGCGTGTCGCCAGACTTCGTGCAGACGGTGTTCCGGTTCGCGAAGTCGCTGCGCTGGTAGGTGTTAAAAAAACCCAAGTTAGGACTCTAGAGCTTATGGGGCAGAGACTTATCGAACTGGAGCAAGGCTCATGATCGACCATTCGAAGTTGAAGGCGCTGGCTGAGGCCGCAACCGCAGATATGCCAGAGTGGGATCCGGCATTTGGCCTCACTTCGTTGCAAAAGCATTTCGCTATTGCCGCCAGCCCTTCCGTAGTTTGGGAGCTGATCGCGGAACTGAAGACTGCACTGATCCAGCTGGACATCCAGCGTGACCTTGCAGGCAAGCGATTTGAAGAGCGCAATCAGCTCAAGGCCGAGGTTGAGGCGCTGCGCAAAGATGCCGAGCGGTATCGGTGGCTTCGCCAATACACCGTTCATAGCTACGGAGCTCATGGATCATTTAAGTCTCTTGATCGAGATATTGATGCCGCCATCAACATCGATGCCGCCATGAGCCCGCCAAATGATTGACCTATTCCAGCGCCCAAACCTGGACCTGCTCGACCAGATGGTTGTCATCGTGGTCGAGGGTGATCCCCGGGGAAAGGGAAGGCCCAGGTTCAGCACGCATGGAGGGTTCGTGAAGGTCTACACAGACGCCGCGACAGCCGAATATGAAGAGTTGATTCAGGTTGAGGTGCTGCGCCACATGGGCCAGCAGGCTTTGGTAGATCGAACGCGCCAGATCAAGCGCGCATCGTTCATCCAGGCGTTCAAGGACTTTGGCGGCGAGCCGATTTTTGCTGGCCCGGTGCGCGTCGAAATGGAGATCTATCACCCGATCAGAGCATCATGGACCAAGACCAAGAAGGCTGCGGCGCTCTCTGGCCATATCGCCCCCACGCTTAAGCCAGACCCCGACAACGTGGCAAAGATCTGGTTTGATGCGTTCAACGACTGCATGTGGAAGGACGACACCCAGGTCATACGCATGAGCGTCGAGCGCTGGTTTGCTGAAGATCCCTGCGTGCTGGTGCGTGTCATCCCGCTTGATTTGCTGCCAGCTTAATTCAACCAACGGAAGAGGATTTAACATGCAATTCATTGGAACAAAGATCGTGATTGGGTTAGCTATGACTCGTTTGGCTTACAACGATTACCGGGGCTGGGCGCTTCCTGAAGATGAAGACGGCGCCGACGAAGGCTATTTGGTCGAGTACACGGACGGCGGAAAACCGAACCATCCTGCCCATATTGGATACATTAGTTGGTCGCCCAAAGAGCAGTTTGAGAATGCTTACCGCAAAACCAGTGGCATGCCATTCGGCTTAGCTATCGAGTGTCTAAAGAAGGGGCTGCGCGTTGCTCGTACTGGCTGGAACGGGAAAGGCATGTGGCTGGTTCTTGATCCTGGTTCTGTAGTTTCGGGGATCCGCGAGGGCAGCGCGTACCACAAGGCCGGCATCACAGGATCGTTCACGATCAACCCCCATATCGACATGAAAACAGCCACTGGCGAGATGCAGCCAGGTTGGCTCGCGTCTCAGACTGATATGCTCGCGGATGACTGGACCGTCATTGACGCGGCATAGGGCAACTGAGTAGCATCGGCCTGCGAGTAACGAGGACTGGTCCCCTCTGTCGTTTCCTCACGGTGTACGACACTCCAGGCTCGCCGCCTCGCCCTCGTAAGGGGCTATCGAACAACCAACGCCAGCGACACGGGCCCGCACATGCGGCAACCAAACTAATCGCAACTCTGGAGATAGACCATGAGCGAATCAAACGGCCCAATCTACGAAATGCCTGTTACCAAAGGCGACGTTAATCAAGAAGTCAAAAAAACGGAAAAGCTGGTTAAGCGTTTGAGTGAGGCAGCCAAACGTCTGGAAACACAGCTTTCTTCGGTTTTAATTGATGGCGGCGCGGCTAAGGGTGAGAAGGAATTTAATCCAGGGACCGCTGGCGTGGCGCGTAGCCTGCTAGCTTCCCAGATTGGAAACAGCAATGATGCCCTTGAGATTCTCGCAGCAACGCTTGAACGCCTATGCGATAGCCTTCAGGTCTGATTGCCACCGGTAGTGAAACAGTATTCCGCTGCGGATCAGGCCGGAACACCCCGCCTTCGGGCCCCGCATCAGGGTAAGCGGGAAGCCTCAGCTTAAAACGCTGGGGCTTTTTTGTGGCCGTAATCTATCCAAGCAGATACTCTCTCCCGAAATCAGGGAGGTACACCATGTTCATTCAGGCTTCAGATTCATCGGAAGAGTTCTTCGCCAAGACCGGGCGCACGTTCAGGTCGGAGGCTACTGCAACGGTTGCGCTGGGCGGGCCGTATCTGATCGGGATTGCAACAGGCCCGCTGCCGCTGCGGTTGCTGGGACGGCGCTACCAGACCACGCTGACACCGATCACCGTTGAGCTGTCAGAAGCGGCATGGACAGGCGGGACACCGTGCCGCACAGCCAACAGAAACCTGATGATGAACTCAATCCCTCCCGCCACCTTCAGCCAAGGTGTCACCGGCACGCCCGGAACTACCATCACCGGACTGACTCTCAGGGATACCACTACTGTGATCACAGGCGGTGGCGCCGTCCTCACGCTCAGGCCGAATACGCAGTACATTGTCCGCATCGCGAACGGGATCATTACCGCTGCCGTGATCGAAGCATACTTCGAGTACCGCGACTGGCGTCCGGACGAGTGACCGCCAGCCCCCAATGTCCAACGAGATTTCCTGAGTGCTACCATGCGCCATGATTAATAAAACCAATTACTGGCCTGCACATCGAGGGGAGCAATGACAAATAATTCTGAAGAAAGGCCAGCGAGGGAAATATCGATGGATAGTGCTAGCTTCGAATGGCGCCTACAGCAGCTTGAGAACGAACGCTTGCCCCGCCGAGTGGCCGAAGTTGAATTCATAACTGCCCAGCTCCAAGGTGAGGTGACAGCGGTGAAGGAGATAGCCAGGGGTATCGGCGTCAAGCTGGATGCAGGTATCGAAAAGCTCAGCACCAACTCCGCAATCGAAATTGGCAAGATCCAGACAGAGCAGACCAAGGCCCTGTCGTTCATTCGTGGCGTTATGTGGGTGTTCGGCGCATCTGCCGCGTTCGTTGGGCTTGGCATCATGCTCGCCCCCGTGTTCAAGAAGCTGATGATGGGCTGATTCTGGTATGCTGGCGGCTCACGACCACCACTGACCAAGGATTCAAGACATGGCAACGAAGATTCAGCAAGGCCAGCTCACGACAGGCCTGAACCTCGCTCAGGCAGCTTCATACGCCAGCATCGCCGCACAGAAGCATGATCAAAACTCGCCAATCAGCATGAAGATGTCACAGCTCGTTGATCGTCTGGTTGACCTGGCACTGATGGACCTTGAGTCCGACAAGGCCGAGCAGCCTTTGCCAGATCCCGCGCCGACGGATACAGTTCAGTAAGCTGACCCGCAGCAACACACAAGCCCCGGCCAAGCGCCGGGGTTTCTATTTCAGGAACGAACATGGCCCGACCATCCCTGTACAAGCCCGAGTACCCCGAGCAGGCACGCAAGTTCTGCTTGCTAGGCGCCACTGACATCGAGATTGCAGACCTCTTCGGGATCAGCGTTGGAGCGCTGTCGAAGTGGAAAAAGAAATACCCGGAACTGAACGCGGCAATGAAGCGCGGCAAGGACATTGCGAACGCCGAGGTAGCCGCCAAGCTGTACAAGCGCGCCATCGGCTACACGTACCAGGAAGTCAGCATTCGGATGGCTGGCACGGTCGAGCACAAGACCACCACCACGAAGCACTGTCCGCCAGATGTGCCTGCCGCCATCTTCTGGCTGAAGAACCGTGACAAGGCCCGCTGGCGTGACAAGCACGAAACCGAGCACACCGGCAACGTGGTCTACAACAACCTGACGGATGAAGAACTTGAACACAAAATCAAGCAGCTCAACCCAGCTAAGCCGGAATGAAAAAATCCAGCTTCTGGCGCTGCTTGAGGAAAAGAAGCGGCGCTTGCAGCAGCACGCCTTCAAGGAACGGTTCGGCACGCTCTACGCCTGGCAGAAGAAGTTCATAACGGCAACAGCCTCAAACACGGTCTGCATGCTGATGGCGGCCAACCGCGTCGGCAAGACAATGACCGGGTTAACGATGGATGCCGCCCACCTGCTTGGCGAATACCCCGAAGACTGGACGGGCCACAAGTACGAGTTCGCCCCGCTGTGCTGGCTGCTCGGTTACTCAATGGAAAAGACCCGCGACCTGCTCCAGAATGTGCTGTTCGGCGTCTACGAGGGTGGAAAATGGTCTGGCGGACTTGTTCCGGCTGAAAGAATTGTTGGGCATTTGTCTGCATCAGGGACAAGTGGAGCGATGCGACAGGTCAGCGTCCGGCATTCAAGCGGCGGCACAGCCATTGCCCAGCTATGGTCCTACAGCCAGGGCCAGCACGCCATCATGGGTGACACCGTTGACTGGTTCCACATCGACGAAGAGCCCCGCGACAAGTCCATATTCCCGCAAGTGCTGACCCGTACCGCTACCGGCGATCGAGGCAAGGGTGGGCGCGGCATCCTAACGTTTACGCCAGAGAACGGGCGCACCGAACTGGTTGTGCAGTTCATGGATGCGGCCAATGAGGGGCAGTATCTCCAGAAGGCGACATGGGATGACGCGCCGCACCTGACAGAACAGACCAAGCGAACCCTTCTGGCCCTTTACCCTGAGTGGCAGCGCGACATGCGTACACGCGGGGAACCGCTGTTGGGGGCGGGCCTGATCTTCGACCTTGGCAACGACACCATTGAGTGCGCACCCTTCGAAATCCCTGAGCACTGGTGGCTGATCAATGGCATGGACTTCGGCTGGGATCACCCGCAGGCACACGTCCAGCTGGCGTGGGACAAAGATTCGGACATCATCTACGTCACCCAGGCCTGGAAGAAATCGAAGACCATACCCGAGGTTGCGTGGGGCGCTGTCGGGCCTTGGGCTAAGGGCATTCCCACCGCATGGCCAGCTGATGGCCTGCAATCCGAGAAGTCCAGCGGCAACCAGCAGCGCGACGGGTACAAGAAAGCCGGGTGGAACATGCTCCAGAATCACGCGACGTGGCAAAGCGGTGGCGTAGGCGTTGAAGCTGGCCTTGTTGAGCTGTATGCCCGCATGGAAAAGGGCACGTTCAAGGTGTTCAAGACCCTGGGCCCTTGGTTTGACGAAAAGCTGAACTACCATCGAGACGAGGCCGGAAACATCGTCAAGGTGCAAGACGATATATTGTCCGCAACCCGCTATGCGTACATGATGCGGCGATTCGCGATACAGAAGTGCGAGATAAACAAGCCGAAAGAAGACTTAACAGAGCGCCACCAGCTGGCACACGGCTCACAATCCTGGATGAATTGAGGCATTACCAATGAGTGAAAACACGAAAGACGAAGAAATCATCCAGGAGGCGCAGGAGCGGTTTAAGCGGTGCGAGGACTTCGAGGCCGATTTCCGAACGCTGTTCGTGGCCGACGTTAAATTCTGTAACGCCGACAGCGACAACATGTATCAGTGGCCCAACGAGTTGCGCCAGTCACGCGCCCGCGACTCACGCCCCAGCCTGACCATAAACAAGACGCGTCAGCACGCTCTGATGGTGCAGAACGAAATCAAAGAGAACCTGCCGGCGGTCAAGATAAGCCCAACCGGCGGCACTGCCTCCTACGACTCGGCCCAGGTCTATGCGGGGGTGGTGCGCCACATCGAGTACAACTCCAACGCAGCGGGCGCCTACGCCAACGCCATGACCTACCAGGTTCAGGGCGGCATTGGGTACTGGCGTGTTACCACCGGTTACGCGCATGAAGACTCGTTCGATCAAGAGATTTTCATCCGCCGCGTCAAAGACCCGATGAGCATCTACATCGACTGCGATTGTTCTGAGGCCGACGGCTCTGACGCCATGTACAACTTCGTGTTCGATGACATGGTGCCCGAGGAATTCAAGCGAAAGTATCCGAGAGCCAAGGAAACTATCTCCCGAATCAAGTTCGGCAACAGCAACTGGTGCAACAAGGACAAGGTGCGCGTGGCCGAGTACATGCGCTGCGAATACGCCAACGACTGGCTGGTTGCGCTGCCGATCCGTGATGCCCAGGGGCAGCCCATTGAAGGCGAATACGACACCCTGCGCATGTCCGAGATTCCCGAAGCGCTGCGCAAGGCCGTGCGCGATGACGAAACCATCAAGCGCCGCAAGATCGAAACCAAGAAGTGGAAGTGGTTCCTGATTGCCGGTGACGAAATCATCGACCGCAAGGACTGGCCCGGTATGTACAACCCCATCGTCCGGGTTGTCGGCGAGGAAATGCTGATTGAGGGGCAGCTCGAGCGCAAAGGGCACGTCCGCAACCTGAAAGACCCGCAGCGCATGTACAACTACTGGACCTCTTCAGCGGTTGAGCAGGTCGCGCTTCAGGGCAAGCAGCCCTACATGGCGTCCGTGCAGGCCATCAAGGGCTTCGAGAACTACTACCAGAACGCCAATCGCCTGAACTACTCGTACATCCCGTTCAACTCAGTGGATGAGCAGGGAAATCCACTGGCAGCACCAACCCGCGAGCAGCCACCTCAGATGGCAAGCGCCTACATCAACGGGATGCAGATCGCTGCCGAAGAAATGAAGATGGTCAGCGGCCAGGCAGATCCGACGATGGGCATGCAGGCCAATGAGCTTGCAGGTGTAGCCATTCAGCGCCGCATCAAACAGGGCGACAAGGCCACGTTCCACTTTATTGACAACCTGTCCAGTTCGATCCGCTACACCGGCAAGATCCTGATCGATCTGATCCCGCGCATCTACGACACCCCGCGCATCATCCGGATTCGGGCAGAAGACGGCAGCGATGAGCAGATCCGCATCGATCCAAGCCAGAAGGAAGCGCTCACCACTCAGAGCGAGGGGGACCAGGAAGCGCAGCGCATCTTCAACCCTGGCGTCGGCAAGTATGAAGTTGTGGCCCAGGCAGGCCCTGCTTACGCAACTCGTCGTGAAGAGGCTGCCGAGGCCATGACCGCCGTGTTCAGCACCAACCCGCAGCTGATGGCAACCGCAGGCGATCTGTTCTTCCGCATGCAGGACTTCCCAATGTCCGAGGAACTGGCCGAGCGCATGTCGAACAGCATCCCGGCCAGCCTCAAGGGCGATGGGCCCACCCCTGAAGAGCAGCAGCTTCAGCAGCAACTCCAGGAAGCGCAGCAGCAGATGCAGGACATGCAGGCTCAGCTCGCCAGCTCCATGCAGGCGCTCGCGGATGAACAGAAGAAGAGTGACGACAAGGCCAAGGCCAACGAAATCAACGCGTACAAAGCTGTCACTGACCGCCTAAACGACATGCTCCAGAGGATGGAGAAGCTTGGACCACTGCCGGTACTCGATCTGGTCAGCGGGCAAACAGCCGGCATCGCAATGGATGACCCCAACCCAATCGAACAGCAAGGAACCATCTGATGACTAAATTTCTCGGGGTCGCCACGGATGACATGACGATCAAGATCCTGTCCGGGCCTGCTGGCTCCTCACTGATTGGTTACGAGGAGGAGACTGTCGAGCAGGCCCTCGACAAGCTGAAGTCCTTCTCAACGTATGGGGCTTTGCGCTCCTACATTGGTGACGCGACGGTGGTGCACATCACTGGCCCAGGCATTGAAGGCTTCTTTACTCGAACCAATGGCGTATCCCCAGCAGAAAACAACGGAACCGTGATTGTCGATGGTGTTGGACGGTCATGGGTGCGGTCGTTCGTTGGGGGCATCCAAGCCATTTGGTTCAAGCCTGTTGGCACCAGCGACCAAGACGCGTCGGTTGCCGCTGCTGCTGCCGCCGTCTCATACGCGATAGACAGTGACGGCCCCTATCCGCTGGTGCCGTACTGCCAGTGGGCCATTGTTGATTTGCCTGCCGGAACTTGGACGCTGACTGAAGAGGTTGATGTAGCGAACAAGGAGGTGGTGTGGCGCGCACAAGTCGGCACGCGGGTGGTTAATCCGCAGTTCCTGAATGGTCGGCTGTTGCGGGACGGAAACAAGATAACCGACTTCTCTCACGGCATCCTTGACGCGGCCACTGGCTTTGCCGTCATGCTTAACCGCCAGATCGACGAGGTTGTCCCTGTTGGCGGTGTTGGTACAGCGAGCCGCCTGGCTGCCGGAAACGGGCGCGACAGCGTGGCATTCTACAGCGGGAATAGGGTTCCAGCTCCAAGCTACGGAACTGCCGCAGTCACTGCGTACACATCAAACGGCGTAACCTTGGCGACCGCCATGACCGATTCCGAATTCCGGCGTATGCGCGTGGGAATGATCATCCAGACGCGCCACACCCCAAGCAAATATGCGAGCTATGTGACGGCTTTTACTCGCACAAGCGTGACCGTTGCGGCGGGGTGGTTCCTTGTGGACGGCACAGCGGTGGGCACGGCCTCTACGCCGCCAGGAACTGACGGCCTGGACATCAACGTCGTTCGCAAGGCTTGGGCTGGCAACAGCAACGTGTTCATCGACACGCTTTCGTACGGTACCGAGGCTGTGGGTTACGAGGTTGGGGTTTCCAATGCCAAGGCGCAGTCTTCAGGCATGGGCGGAAACATCGCCACTTACGGCATTCTGTCTGCAAGCCTTCAAGGTGATGTGAACGACTACTACAACACCTATGCCGCAATTACTGGTGGGCGCTGGGTGAATGGCTACACACCTATTGGCGGAGTCCGAAACGCCTTCGTGTATCGAGGCGATTTGGGCAGGACTGATGAACTCCAGAACCTCCTAACCTGTATCAACGGCGCAGGGTTTACCAGTTACAACATTGACGCATCTGGCAATGTAGAGGCAGGTATCCGTGGCGGTGGCGTGGCGGCCCCTTACATACACGATTATCACGCTAGCGGTAACGTCAACGACTACGACGCCCGCGTTTCCGTAACTGGCGGGACAAGTGCAAACGCGCAGGCCATCTATGCAATTGTCGCTGGGCAAGTATCCCTCACAGCCCCCGCAGTCGATCTGTCTGGCGTGCTGAGGGGCGCCGTTGATCTTGGGTCGAGCGTCGGCCAGCTCGCTAGGAGAATGCTGGATGGGTTCTTTCAGCGGTTAAGATTCGGCGCTGGAACTGTAATGCTCACGTCGGGCACTGGTAGTCCAGAAGGCGTGCTAGCAGCCGCAGTTGGCTCCTTGTACACCCGCACAGATGGCGGCACAGGGACGGTGCTTTACGTAAAAGAAACAGGCGCAGCAACCGCTACCGGCTGGGTAGCTAAATAAACCAACGAGGGCAACAAAATGGCATACACAGGCGTAGCACAAGATAACCTCCCGCAGTTCTCTGTGGGTACTGTAGGGGCTGGATTCCCTTCCAGCATCATCACCGCGATGGGTCGAATCTCCCAAAGCATCACCCCGGCATCGGTGGCCGCCACCACGGCAGCCGAACAGACATTCACTGTCCCTGGCCTGCGCGTGGGCGACTTCGTGGACGTGACACCTCCCGGCCTGACCGCTGGCGTGGCTCCAGTCACCTCGCGAGTGAGCGCTGCCAACACCCTGGCGATCACATGGCTCAACCCTACCGCTGGCGCTCTGGTGCCTGCCGCAGGGGTATATCAAATTCAGGTAATGCGCTGAAAGTGACAAACAATTGCGCATAGTCCAGAATCCACGCAACGAAACACCGTCTTCGGCGTAATCCGATGCTTATCACTTGGGAACCAAGGCAATGACCGATGAAACTCTGAACGCGGGCGAGACTACCGATCAACTCGATGTTGATGTTGAACAACAGTCGCAAGAGGCCGTAACAGGCACCGACGAGGCCACGGTGCAGGAAGGCGAAGAGCAGGAAAGCCAGTCGAGCAAGACGCCAGCATGGGTCGAACGTCGATTTGCTGAAATGACTCGGAGCCGGCATGAAGCGGAGCGCAGGGCAGAAGCAGCAGAGCGAGACCTGAAGAATGCAATGGCGCTTGCACAGGCCAAGCTTGGCGAAGGCGAACAGACTCAGCAATCGGGGCATCAGATCCAGCCCGTCAGTGAGGACGAACGCATCTCCAAAGCAGCGGCGCAGATGGTCGAAACTCAGCGCTTCAATGATCGGGCCAACGAAGTCTATGCAGTGGGTGTGAAAGAACACCCGGATTTCGATGTCTCGCTAAAGAACCTCGGGATGCTTGGCGCCACCCCGGATTTCTTCAAGTCCATCGTGGAGCTTGACGACGCGCACAAGGTGCTCCATGCCTTGGGCTCGAACCCGGAAGAAGCGGCACGTATCCTGGCCCTGCCACCACTCAAGCAAGGTCGTGAACTGGAGCGCTTGGCTTCCAAGCCAGCACCAGCGAAAGGCAAAAAACCTGTATCCAATGCGCCAGATCCGATTTCCTCGCGGGTGGATGGGTCGGGGTCAAAAGCGGTAGACCTCGACAACTCTTCAATCGACGACTTCATGAAGGCGCGGAACTCACAATCCCGCAAAAGGTAATGAATCGTGGCCAATGCCCTGTTAACCACCAGCAAGATCACCCGCGAGGCGTTGCGCCTCTTCATCAACTCCAACGCGTTCCTGAAGAACATCGACCGCCAGTACGACGATCAGTTTGCCGTCGCTGGCGCCAAGATCGGTGACACCTTGCGCATCCGCCTGCCGAACGACTACACCGTCGGCAACGGTCGCGTGATCACCCCTCAGGACACCACCGAGCAGCAACGCTCGTTGACCATCAGCACGCAGAAGAACGTCGCCATTTCGTTCTCTTCGGCTGAACTGTCCTTGTCCCTGGATGACTTCAGCAACCGCATCCTGCTGCCCGCCATGAACGTGCTTGCTGGCGCTGTGGCTGCTGACGTGATGACGATGGCGGAAAGCGCCTCGGCTTTCGTGTTCAAGGATGCTGGTTCGGGCGTTATTGCCACCCCTGATGCAACCACCTGGCTGCTGGCCGGTGCGAAGCTGGATAACAACAGTGCGCCGCGCACCAGCATGTCCCGCCGCATCATGATGGACCCGCTGACCCAGGCTCGCACCGTCTCCACCTTGGCTGGCCTGTTCAACTCGCAAACCAAGCTGAAAGACCAGTACGAAATGGGTCAGATGGGCCACGACACGCTGGGCTTTGACTGGTACATGGACCAGACCGTCATCAAGCACACCCCTGGCACGTTCACGGCTGGTACGGTCAACGGCGCAGGCCAAACCGGCTCAACCCTGACCACCAACGCCATCACTGGGACGCTGGTCAAAGGTGACGTGATCACCGTTGCGGGCGTGTTCGCCGTCAACCGTGTGACCAAGCAAAGCACCGGTGAACTGCAGCAGTTCAACGTGACCGCCAACGTCGCATCCGGCGCCACGTCGATTCCGATCTACCCGGCCATCGTTGTTGCTCCGGCAGCATACGGCACCGTCACTGCATCGCCAGCCAGCGGTGCAGTTATCAGCCTGCTGGCAGCTCCAGTCACCACGTATCGCAAGAACATCGCCTACGTGCCTGAAGCCTTCACCCTGGCAACCGCTGACCTGCAACTGCCTCGCGGCGTTAACGAAGCAGCTCGCGAGACATACGACGGCATCAGCCTGCGCATGATCAGCGACTACGACGTGACGAACGACCTTTTTATTACAAGGATTGACATCCTTTACGGTTACGTCTGCCTCCGTCCTGAATGGGTCTGCGTTGTTCCGGACGTGCTTTGACCTAGCCTGGGAACGGGCTTAACCTGAAACACCACTTAGCCCCCAGCCATTGGGGGCTTTTTTCATCTGATCGGAGATAGACCAATGAAACACTTCCCTAAATGGAAATACTCAATCGGCAAATCAGTGGTCGTGGAAAACGAGGAGGAAGAATCTGCCCTGCGCGGCGAGTGGTTTGACCTGCCAAGCCAGCTGCAGGCCAGCCTGGATGAGAAGGCCAAGAAGATTGATGACGAACTGCTGGCCAAGCGCAAGACGAAAGCCGAGCAGGATGCTTTGGACAAGGAAATCGAAACGCTCAAGGCCAACATCGGCAAGGACAACTCTGACCACTCCGAAGAAGATCTGGACGATGCTCCCGACACAGAACTGCCGGACATCGAAACCCTGCGCGCCACTGCTGTGGGCATGGGCCTGACCGTGCATCCGCGTGCCGGCCAGAAGAAAGTGAGCGACCAGATCAAGGCCGCTATCGAAGCGAAAGGGGAATAACCAAATGACCACGCCCATCGAGCTGATCAACCTGGCGTTAAAGCAGTCCGGCGTGCTGGGCGTTGGTCAAACCGCTTCTGCTGGAGACGTTCAAGACGCCTTCAAGATTATGAACATGATGCTGGCGCAGTGGCAGACCAACCGCTTTCTGGTCTATCACCTTGTCACCAACAGCCTTGTTTGCACCGGACAGCAGTCGTACACGGTCGGGATTGGTGGGGACTTCAGCATTCCACGGCCTGACAAGATTTCTGCCGCTTACGTGCAGCTGACCTCACAGACGGCACCGAACCAAGTGGACTATCCGCTGACGATCATCACGGCTCGCGAGGATTACGACCGGATCGCAGTCAAGCAGCAGGGCTCCATGCCAACGGCACTTTTCTACGACTCGGCGTACCCGCTTGGCAGCGTGTTCCCTTGGTCTGTGCCTGACAACCAATACAGCCTGTTCATCACCACGTTTGCCCAGCTTCAGCAGTTCGGCACGGTCGCTGATGTCATCGACATGCCGCCGCAGTATGAAGAGGCGATCATGTGGAACCTTGCAGGCCGGCTGCGGCCCATGTACGGCCTTGAGCCAGAGGCGACCATTACTGCCCTGGCCCGCGCATCGATCAACACGCTGGCGACATCCAACGCACAGATTCCGACGATGACCATCGACCCGACACTCACCAATCGGGGCAAATACAACGTTTACTCGGACATCCCCAACTGATGAAAGCGATCATTGGCAATGCCTACTCAGCACAAGGCCTGCTGGCGAGCGCTCAGCGGTGCGTGAACCTCTTTGTCGAGGTCAACCCCGAAGACTCGCCATTCCCGACCACGCACTATCTGACGCCTGGCATCCAGACCGTGGCGACCGCTACCGACAACGGCTGGCGCTGCCTGTACGTGGCAACCAACGGCGCGCTCTATGGGGTTGTCGGGGCCAGCGTCGTCCACATCAAGCCAGCGGCAGAGGGCTACAGCATTTCAGTGCTTGGCACCCTGGCGACGACCGTGGGCTACGTCTCGATGGTGGACAACGGCAGCTCGCTGATCATCGTTGACGGCAGCACCAGTGGGAAGGTGGTGAACCTGGATAACGACATCATGTCGGACGTAGGCAACGCGGCGTTCTATGGTGCATCGCGGGTAGACCTGCTGGATGGATACCTGCTGTTCAACCGCCCCGACACGAACCAGTTCTACATTTCCAAGTTCTTGGACGTTGATTTTGATGCTCTCGACTTCGCCGGTAAAACAGGTTTTTCTGACCGACTTATAGGTGTTGGCGCAACAAAACGTCAGCTTTTTCTGTTTGGCGAGCAGACAACAGAAGTCTGGTACAACTCGGGCGAGGCGGATTTCCCTTTCTCCCGCATGCCGGGGGCCTTCATTCAGCACGGATGTGTGGCCGCTGGCACCATCGCGCAATTCGACGGCTCTCTGTACTGGCTGAGCCGCACCGAGGAAGGCGAATACATGGTTCAGCGCACCGAGGGTTACGACCGAGCGCGCAAGTCCACATTCGCCATTGAGGCCGAGTTCGCCAAGTACCGAAACGTAAGCGATGCCACCGGCTACATCTACCAGCAGAACGGCCACCCTTTCTACGTGCTGAACTTCCCGTCTGCGGACAAGACGTGGGTCTACGATATCTCCGTGGACATGTGGCAGGAACGTGTCTGGATGGATGAGTCAGGTGCCGAGCATCGCCAGCGCGCCAACTGTCACGCTTTCTTCAACGGTGACACGCTTGTGGGGGACTGGCAGAACGGCAAACTTTACCGTCAGAGCCTTGGATTGTTCACCGATGACGGCAACGAGATGATCAGAATCCGCACCTTCCCGCATATGGTCGGAGACGGCAACCGGATGATTTATCACAGCTTCAGGGCTGACGTGCAGTGCGGTGAGGGCGTCCCTAGCGGTGATCCACTGCCAGAGCTACGGCTTAGGTTCTCCGATACGCGTGGCCGATCCTGGAACAACCATATCCACAAAGAATTGGGCGAGACGGGCGATTTTCTGCATTCCTGTATGTTCCAGAGATTGGGCATGGCGCGGGACAGGGTGTTTGAGCTGTCGTGGGTTTCTAACTGCAAAACATCCCTGAACGGCGCCTTCGTTCAGGTATCACCGGCAGCCACCTAATGCAGAACATCAGCGCAACAGTCCCCGACATTGCTGCCCCGTTCGTCATGGATAACGGGAACATCAACCCTGTGTGGTTTCAGTTCTTCCTGAAACTGTTCGTGCGCACCAGTAGCGGCAACAACCCCGAAATCGAAAACCTCAAGATCATTGTGAATGCGCTTTACGGCCAGGACAGCTCGCAAGTCGAGGCAATCCCTGACCTGCGCGCCATGCTTAGCCAAGCGATGTCGCTGCAAGGCGTTGCGCCGCAACAGCCAGTGCAACAGCCAGACATGGGCCTGGTCCCTACGCACGGACTGCAAACAGATGAAGCGCTGCACGCGCTGGCAACTACCACTCTTGCCGGATTCATGAGCGCTGCCGACAAGGTGAAACTGAACGGTATCGCGGGCGCCATATCGTGCTTCTCCGCGTACCAGTCTGCGGCCCAGGCCGTCGCGCTCAATACGCAGACAACCATCACCGGATACACAAAGCTGTTTGACGACAACACCGAGTTCTCTACCGGCACTTCTGCCTTCGTTGCGGCAGCAGCAGGAACCTACGTGTTTGCTGGCGCAGTTACCGGAACCCAGGCGGCAGCCACACGCCGCCAGCTCTCTTTGTTCGTGAACGGAACCCAGCGGACTACGCTGTTTGATATGAGTGCTGCCACCGGCACTGCAACCATCACAGGCAGCTCTATGCCGATTCGCTTGGCAGCCAATGACAGCGTAACCTTTCGCTATCTGAGCGGGATCGCAGACACGACCGTAGTCGGTCAGAACCTCACATTTTTCGGCGGCTGGAGAATCAAGTAATGGCTATCAAATTCGTGGAAATGGTGAACGGCCAGATCATGACCGGCTCACCTGTGTCCTACTACACGGCGCCCGCGCTGAACGCTGCAACCGTGCAGGCCGCGACCGTCTACAACCCATCTGGCGCAGCGGCAGCGGTGAACATCTACAAGGTGCCAACGTCGCGCTCTGCAGACGCCAGCACGCTGGTTTGCACTCGTTCTGTTGCGGCTGGCGCCACGGCATCGCTGAATGAATTTATCAACCACAAGCTGCAAACCGGCACGCAGATTTTTGCCACCGGAAACGGCCTGACGCTGTTCGTGTCGGGTGTTGAGTTTCTGGCGGAATAGCCATGAAAATTATTGATGGCTTCCTATCAGTCCGCACCTATGCCGATCTGCGGGAGTACGCGGACATCTCAAAATTCTCAGATATCAAAAATGAGTTTGATGGGGTGGTTTATCCGAAGATTTGCGTGGAAATACCGGACCATGTTCGAGAAGAAATATTAGCTAAGTTGGAAACTTGGAAAGGATCAAAAATTACTGGTGAGACCATGTTTATGCGCCAGTCGCCGCTGGGTGTTGAGTGCCCGCACAAGGTCCACTCGGACCTATCTATGGGGAGGTACAGCCTGATGCTGTACCTCAACCGCTTAGAGCACTGCGCTGGAGGGACAAGCTTTGTGTCCCACATTGACACGGGCATTGCCTACCATCCTGTCTGGCCTGGTTTCGTGGACATCATCACGGCTCATCAGAATTTGGATGAAAGCTGGCAGGTTCGAGAAATCGCACACATGATCCCTAACAGGGCTGTGATTTTCGACGCTGGAGCTTTGCACCGAGCTGAGCCTATCGGCGGTTTCGGATCAACCCCACAGGACACAAGGCTCGTCCTGACATGCTTTTTCAGTTGAGGTGACTATGGTTCGCGACGGTAATAAGTTCGACCTCGATGCCGTTGTTGATATGGCTCGCGAGTTCTGGAAGCACACAATGTACAAAGATGACTTTGATCCTGATCACGTCCGATTCATGGCGTCGATGGCTTTGGATCATGGTCTTATGGCGGTCCTGGTTATTGGCGGGGTCACTCAGGGGTTTTGTGCGGCGATAAAGGCCCCATTGCTCGCCAACGCATCTGTCCTGACAGCCACAGAGATTGCATGGTGGGTCAACCCAGAGGCGAGAAAAGGACGAAACGGCTTGTCTTTGATGAAGCATATTGAGCGGATGGCCCAAGACCAGGGCGTAAAGTACTGGAATATGGTTGTCATGGAATCATGCCAGCCAGAGGTTGGAGCCGCCATCTATGAGGCTCGGGGATACAAGAAGTCTGAAACTTCATATACGAGGATTTTATAAATGGCCGCTACTACAGCAGTTGTGGGTTCAGCAGCATTAGGCGCTTATTCGGCAAGCAAGGCCGCCAAGACCCAAGCGGGGGCGGCTGGCGATGCTGCCGATCAGCAAGCGGGAGCAGCCGCGGCTATTCGATCAGACCTATCCCCTTATGCCAGCCTCGGACAGCAGGCCATCAACCCGTTGTGGGCGGCAATGGGATACAACACGAACACCAATAGCCCGGAAGTCGTAGCCAAGCAGCAACAGCTTGACCAGTACAAGGCCGCAATGGCGGCCAACCCTTGGTGGGATCAGGGCCAGGCCAACGAGCAGTTGGCGGCGTACCAATCCGAGCTGGACGCAGCAACCAATGGGTCACGAAGTGTTGACCCAAACTCGACACTTCAAAAACAATTCAGCTTCAATCCGCAAGACCTCGCGACCACACCCGGCTATCAGTTCTCGCTGGATCAGGGGTTGCGCCAGGTCAACAACTCGGCGGCAGCGCGTGGCCTGGGTCTGTCAGGCGCTCAGCTTAAGGGCGCTACCAGCTTCGCCACTGGCCTTGCAGATCAGACCTACGGGAACCAGTACAACCGCGCACTGAGCACCTACAACACGAACTATCAGGTGGCCGCGAACAACGTGAACAACCTGCAAAACCTCGTAAACACCGGGCAAAACTCGGCAGCTCAAACGGGGCAGGCAGGTATTGCAGCAGCCAACAACGCGGGCAACTATCTGACCCAGGCAGGGAATGCCCAGGCATCCGGCATCGTTGGTGCAAGCAATGCGCTCAGCAGCGGCGTAAACAACTACATGCTCTATAACGCGCTGTACAAGTGAGGAACTGAAATGGCTATCGATGCTTCCATCGCGCTGGGCGGCCAGCAACCGAACATCTTGCAGAACCTCATTGGCGCCACTCAGCTGAAAGGAGCCATGCTGCAACAGAATCAACTCACCCAGCAGATTGGCGCCAACAAGGCAATCTCAGCTGCGTACCAGCAGGCTACTGACCCTGCCACCGGGCAAGTAGATCAGAACAAGCTGCTTGGCCTGATCTCACAAAACCCGGATGCGGCCTATAACCTTCCCCAAGTTCAAGGTCAAATCCTCGAACAGCGCAACAAACAGCTGGAGTTCGATAAAAACAAGTTCGACCTCGGATTGAAGCAGAACAATTATTTCAAAAATCAATTTGGCCCTTTGCTGAAACAGCCTGAAATTACCGGGGCAGACCTCGCCCGTGTGGGAGCTGGGTTAGTCAAAGACGGGCTAGTGCCAGTTGAAGAAGTAATTCGGGGGATGCAGAACATCCCGGACACGCCAGAAGGCCGCAAGCAATGGGTAAACGAGCGCTACCTGCAATCACTTGATGCAGACGCACAATTGAAACTTTTGATGCCGCAGACTCAGATTCTGAACACAGGCGGTCAACAATCAATCGTGGCTATCGACCCGCTGACTGGGCAGCCCCGTGTTACTGGTTCGGTGCAGAACACGATGGACCCGAACACGGCTTCGGCCCCGGTGGCCGCGTTCGATCCGAACACAGGCGCGCCAATCAACCTCACCCGAGAGCAGTTTGCAGCCCAGGCGGGTGGCGCGGGACAACCTCAGATGGGTCTGCCCGGTACTGGCGCCAACGGTCGCTATCCTGGCGCTTCCGCCCCGGCTGGCGTGCAGACAGGCCCATCGCTTGGTCAGGCCGCAGCAGCGGAAACCATTGGGAAAGGTTCGGCAGAGGGTGCGCTCAACCTCCAAAACCAGGCAGAAGGCTCGCCGCAGCGCGTGTACTTCCTGCAAGACATGCTCGCCAACCTGCCTAAGTTCGACAGCGGACCAACTGCTGACTGGACAGCTAAGGCCAACGCTCTGGCTCTGCAACTGGCTCCCGGCATGGCTGCGAAGATGGGTATTGACCCGCAGGCGGTGGCATCCAAGGAAGAGTTCGCCAAGTTCGCAACGAACCTCGCGATCAACACAAGCGCAGGTCTCGGGGCGGGCACCGACTCGAAGCTGGCTGCGGCGGTGGCAGGCAACCCGAACGCCAGCCTGTCGAAGCTGGGCAACGAGCAGATCATGAAGGTGCTGATCGGCACTGAGCGCGCAACTCAAGCCAAAAACGAAGCGTGGCAGAACTCCGGCGAACAGCCGCAGAACTATGGCAAGTGGGCGGCGCAGTGGAACAAGGAAGTTGACCCTCGTGTTTTCGTGGCGCCAGAGCTCACCCAAGAAGAACGCTCCAAGATGTACAAGGGGCTCAGCGAGAAGGACAAGGCCACTTTCAGCCGATCCTATAACCAAGCCGTGCGCAGCGGCATCATTCAGCGTCCAGGGGGCTGATCATGGCTTACGACCAGTTGTTCGAGCAGGCCGGAAGGCAGTTCAATGTCGATCCGGCCTTGTTACGTGCGCAGATGAAGATTGAGAGCGGCGGCAATCCTAACGCCAAGTCTGAAAAGGGGGCGGTGGGTTTGATGCAGCTGATCCCTGAGACCCAAAAGGCCCTTGGCGTTACTGACCCAACCGACCCCAAGCAGTCGATTTATGCGGCTGCGCGCCTGATGGCCGAGAACCTGGACAGATACGGCAACGTGGAGGACGCAGTGCGCGCATACCACGGCGGCACCGATCAGTCTAATTGGGGGCCAAAGACCCAGGCTTACGCAAACAACGTCGTGGCGAGCTACACCGGGAAGGCAGCACCATCAGCTGCCAAGGCTCCAGACGAAGAAGACTTCGCCGCGCTGGATTTCGCTGCACCCAAAGCAAACGCTGCGCCGGCGCCTGACGATTTCGCCGCCATCGACTTTGCTGAGCCTAAAGCCGCCCAGGCTGCGCAACCTGTCGCTGCCGCCATTGGCTCGGACGTGCCTGTTGTCGCGCCACAAAATCAGCAGGCTCAGCCAGGGCCGCAAGATCAATCGTTGCTCAACCCGATCAATGCAGTTCAGGCCCTTGGCGCCCAAGGCATCAAAAACGCTAACTTCATCGGTCGCGGAATCAGTGATGTTCTGGACGCGCCATCTGAATGGCTGGCATCCGGTGCCGAAAAGATTGGCCTCACGGGCCTGCTGTCAAAAGCGGGCATCAACATGCCTACCGGCGAGCAGCAGCTGCAAATGAACAAGGACAGCCGCGCCGCCTATGACGCTGCCAATCCAGATCCAGGCATTCAGGGCACGCTGAGCCGAGTGGGCGGCAACGTGCTAGGCACGGCTGGGCCAATTGGTATGGCGGGAAGGGGGCTAGCCGTTGGTGGCAACGCGCTGCTCGGGGCAATGCGCGGTACGCCTGCTCTGGCTGGGGCAGCACCCGCTGCTCAAGCTGTGGGAAATTTCGTTTCTGGTGGTGGTGGAACTCTGTCGCGGATGGCAAACCTTGGCACTCAAGGTGCTGCCCCA